TAAGGTAAAATCATCTTTAACACTGGTAGAAATAAATTACCAAGTGCTCTTGCTGCTAAGTTTAACTGCGCACTGAGTACACGCAACTGATTGGCAGGTGCATCCAGTGTTCGAGCCATATCCCCTTGTGCAGCTGTTACCTGTGTCATAATAGCATAGTATCTCAATTCCGATTTCTCAGCCTGTGTCATTGCCGATATTTTCTTATTAATACCTAATGTGTATGCTTCCTGTTGTAATCTAGCTACTGACAGGTCATAACCCAGTCTACGTAAAGGCTCCAACTCTCCTGCAATACCTGACTGTAATTTTTCCATTGAGTTTTCAAAAGGTATATTGTAGAAAGATGAAATATCATATCCAAGCTGTGTTAGGTTCTTAGACATCAAATACGCCCTGTCCTCAGCAACACCAAAACCTTTAACTATGGTATTAAATATACCCTGATTACGCATAAATTCGCCTGGGTCTATACCGACTGCCTCACTGACAATATCAGCATACTTTTTAGCTTCTTTAGCATATTTACCCATTGATACATTAAAAAGGTTTAAGTCCTCAATATACTGATTAGATTTTGTTATCCAAGAGCTCAAAAAACCTGCAGCTCTTCTTAATACATTTATAGTTAAATGAACTTTTGCCCACAGGTTAACATAGCTAAGCTCGGCCTCTCTATTTGCTGATGGAATAGTACGTGTGGCTGACACAGTACGTTTTATATTAGCCGGTAATCTCGTAAATGCACTAGCTGTTATATCCAGCCTGTTTGCAAGAGGTGCTAATGCATTTGATAGAGCTTGTATATCGTTTGTAAACTGAGTTAGATTCATTGCTCTAAGTGTATTAGCTAACTCAGGTAATTTTCCAAGCTGTGTTATTATACTCTTTAATCCGCTCGCTTTACCCAGCCCCGATAAAGGGTTCAAGGCTGTTCCCAATTTATCAAGATTGTATAATCCATCAAGTGTTATAGCAGACATATTTGAACTAATACTTTTTAACTGTGTTCCGATAGATGACGAAATCTTTACGGAAGACAATTTAGATAAGCTTGCTGCGAGGCGGTCTATTTTCGATACAGAGCCTGAATCAATACTTTTTAATGATGAATCAAGCTCACTTATCTGATTAGACACACTTTTTAATCCGATACCACCTTTAACTGCATTTTTAATCCTATTTAAAGAGGAAGCGAGTTCATTTATGCTACTTACCGCAGACGATGAATCAGACTGTATTTGTATTTCAAGATTGTCTATTGTAGCCATTTACTCACTTCCTTTCTCAAATCGTTTATTGTTGGACACCACAAATGCTTCCATCTTAGCTTTAATCTCAGCCTTTTCCCTTTCTGCCTGTTTTCTCTCGGCTTCCACAATATCGTTTTTGCTTATAGGGTAAGGCTCGTTCATATAGGCTATAGGTTTAGTACCTTTAGGGGCAAACGCAGCAAGTACCGGAGATACTCTTATAAGAGCATCGTAAAAATACATACCTTGCAGCCACGCAGCCTGATTAGCACTCTCTCTTTTTAGTTTATCTGCTTCTCTATAATATTTAACCAAGATACAATCCTCTTCCCAGTATTGTTTATAGGTCATTCCTATTGAGAGATAATACGGAAAGTGCTTATTAAATGTTTCTGTGTAATAAAAAGGGGAAGCTGAGCGGATATTACGCTCGCTCCCCATTGTATTGTCGGACAGAGAACTTTTTAGAAGCTCGCTGTCCAATCCACGTTTCCCTCAGCCTCTTCCGGTTCCTCAACAAGTGACAAAATAGGCTCAGTATACATTTCTGAAAGTTTGCCAATTAAGTCTTCTTTGTTAGTCATCTTGTCAAAAATGTCATCAATGATTTCAGGCTTAGCATACCTGTGGTGTGCAAGAAATGCACCCCTAAAAAGCTCAGGAAGAGTAGACATCGGCTTATCTGACACATCCGCAGCAATAAAGCCTTTTCTCTCCATTTCCGCAACTGTCTTTCTTGTAAACTCTAAGGTGTACTCTTTATCCTGGTAACGAAATTTTAACTGCTTTGCCATTGTAAATCCTCCTTTTTATTATGCTTTCTGTTTGATTGGTGTTGATGGTGTAACTGTAACAGTCATACCAACAACTTCGTTTACACCGCCTCCCTTAACAAATACTGATAACTCTCCCTTAAATTCATACTTACCGTCTGAACCGGTGGGGGTAACTTCTCCATCTACGCCCTCTGTGCCACCGAGCCAAACGGCATACTCTTTCTCTGAACCTTCCATAGCTTTAAGTCTCTTGTAATCTGCAAGAGTATAGTTTGCTGGGAATTCAAGAGCTTCAACACTCTGAATACCGGGGATTGATGTCTTCATCTTATCCGATAAAGTGGTAGTATCGAGTGATTCGGGTGCACCACCTAAATCAGGGTATTCCTTAATATCAATAAGTTTCTTCCAGTCCGTGTCCTTTTCCATAAGGAACACTTTGTATGAACTAATAGCCATATTGTTACCTCCTGTAAATTACTTTGTCTTTAGATACAACAGCTCTGTATCTTGCTACAATGCGGTATATCGTTGCGTCAAGTTCGTTTGGTATCGGATTGTACATTATCCTCGTAAATCCTAACCTTGCAAACTCAGTATCAATAACTGACATTATAGATTTCGCTTCTGTTTTCTTGCCTTTTGTCTTATTTGAATAGACATTTATCTCGTACATTACTTGTACGTGATTTTCCAAAACCTCATTTGTCCTTGTACTACGGTATATCTGATTATCCATTTCAATTAATGACACACTTGGAAAAGACGGTGGGCTCTTGACGTATTCGCCCGATATATAGATTCCTGGATATTTCACTCTCAGTTTTTCTGAAATAATCCCAAATATCTCATTTTCAATATCAATCATCCGAATACCTCCTGAGCTATAATGCTTATTTCCTCACAGGCACGCTTTAATGCGTTATACATTGGCATTTTTGCCGGTGCCCCTCGTGTCAAAAATAAATCTCCGTCTTCATAGAATCCCCAAGTCTTCTTTTTACCCATACCGTATCCGTAACCACCTATGGTAAAACCTAGCTCTGAGCCTTTAGGATGTGGAGAACTTCCAGCAGATCCGTTGTAGTAAACACCAGCTCCAAATTCCACCCACACCGCATCTTCGCCTTTTGCTATGACCAGTGTAGTAGCTCCCGTCTTCTCGACTGAGACACTTACCTTAGCGTATTTTGATGTTCCGTTTACGATATCTGATATAATCGCTCCGTTAAATCCTCTCTGACTTTCAATGGCTATCCTCTCAGCCACTCTGTCTCTTAGCATTTCAGATTTCTTAACAATGTCATTCTTATAGCTATTTAACTCTCTAATGGCTGAGGCAATACTCTCTTCCGATAAACTGAACCTGATTACTTTCTTACCCATCACTCTACCTCGAGACTTCCACTTTGCTCACGGCAACGGATATAGAGTTAAGACTTCTCGCTATTTTCTTAACAATATAATCGTGTGGGGTTTTCGTTTTGCCCTCGTTATCAATAACAGGAATTGTATCAATCCACATAATGGAGTATTCGTCAATCTGGGGAAATATCTCATCTCCCACAATTACCTTGTCGTAATCAACATTTGCTCCAAACTGTTCTACATCGGCTTTACCGTTTGCCGCTGAGATGTTAGCTAAGAACTTGTGAGGTTGTGAGTATTTAACCTCATATTCTCCAGTAGCATTCCCATAATCATCGACTATGGGTGCTTTACCCTCGTACAAGGCATAATAAAATGTTGTCTTATTACGATTTAATGTTCTCATTTAATCACTCCGCAAAAAGGTGTAACCACTCTTAACATTGATTCCGGAATATCCGCATTTTCATAAGTACGGGATATTCCGTTCTCTGAATGTGTCTTCTGCCCTTCCGCACCCCTCTTATTTAAGAGGTATGTCGCTATCTCACATTGTAATGTGTGATATTTTTTAGGCACTTCCTCTATTTCATTATTGTACGGATATACCTTAGTAAGTATCTTACTACCGGCTATATTCAAATAGGCGGATAACACTTCGTCTGTATCAGAGCTACCTACCATAGCTTTTAGTGTAGTTAGTTTCTCACTTTCCGTCATGTTATCCACCTCCTCTTATTTAACCGTTAGTAATGAGCCTTGCCATAGGAATAGCCTTATGGTTAAACTTACGCTCCCAGTTCGCCTTATCAAAAAGCTGTGCGTCTGTTGGGGATTCTGTCCAACCTGTACTAGGAACTTTAAAACTGAAGCCATTTGGATGAATGGTCTCTCTATGTCTTGTGATAAGAGTGTCCTGTCCACCATTTTTAAGCGGGTCTCTTGTTTTTTCTACTGGAGTATCAACCCTACCCCTCGCAGTTCTCAGCACACCTTTTCCCAACAGGTATGTTGTGTACTTAGGATGTGTTGGAGTAGTGGTATCAACCGGTACACTGTCATCAACAACGACTAACAGTCCGTTTGCACTGGCAAGTCTCATAGGACGCTGAATACCGTTAGCATCTGTCTGTTTCCAGAAGTCTAAGACCTGTATGTTTTCAAGTGTTTTAGCAACATTTGAATGCATAAAAGCCATAGAGTAAAGCTCTTTATTGTCACCCAATGTATCTGTCATAACATCATTGAGAGTTGTTTCCGCAATCTTCGCTACTGCACCTGAACTTTTCGCAATATTTACAGTATGCTTTGCCCAATCAGTGTCTCCCTGAATGTCAAAAATACCATTTAAGATACCGAGAATTTTAGCCTGACGCTTCTTAGCCCAAAAATCAGCAATCTTATTGACAATATTACCGAATGGATCCGCTCCTGATAACTCAGCTACAAAATCCCTTGCGGTGTGTCCTGCAGCTCTACCGTAAACTACACCTGTCTGAGAATCTGCACTAGTCTCAGTAGAGGTAATATCTGTCTTACCATCGTAATTTACTTCGTTGCCCTCAAGCACGTTGTAGAACGGAATGGTGTACAAATTACCATCATTCTGAATAAGACTTGCAATTGTAGGGTCTTCCACAAGTGCCTCGCTGTTAAGCATTGCGACCTTTACAGGGTCTGGCGCACTTCCCCAAGCCTGTAAAAACAATTCCGCATCAAACGGAAAATTCAAGTAACTCTTTGGCATAAATCACTCCTCCTAATTCTGTGATAACTCATCGAATAATGTTGGGTTTTCAAGTTTCATTTTCGCTTTTTCTGTAAGTGTAAGTTTAGTAAAGTCAATTCCGCCACCGGTTCCGCCTACAGGTTTCGGTGTTTCCTTTAGAGCGTCAACCTTAAATTTCTTTTCAAGATTTGTCTGGTGCTTCCCCTGATTGGCAAAAACTGTAGCAAAATCCCCATTCACTAATGCTTCAGCTGTCTCAGAAGCCAACTTCTCATCATATCCCAACGCTAAAAAGTCCGCCTTACGCTGTGTGACAGTAGATTCGTGAAGCAACTTAGCATAATCAGCTTCAAGTTTAGCCACTCTGTCCGCTTCCTGCTGAGCTTTCTGTTCGGAATCAGACAAAGTTTCGCGTAATTTACGCTTGAATTCGGCAGCCTCACTGTTAGCTTTAGACACAGTATTCTTTAACTTTTCTATTTCAGCTGATTTGTCCTCAGGTAAGGTAAAATCATTTAATGCCGCCTCTATCTCTTCAACTGTCATTCCTTCTTTGTAACTATCTTTCAATAATTCCTGTAATGTCATGTATTATTCTCACTTTCTGTTTTTGTGTCTTGACTGACATCTGCGTTTTTTGAAGTGTTTTCACTAACACTGTTTTTCTGTTCCCATTCCTCGTAATATTCTTTACTCATTGCATAGGCTGATTCCGCGTCCGTAAACAGCCCCGAATGTAGAAAAGCAAGTCTAGGGTGGATTTTAGGTTGCTGTAACATTGATACCAACACCTGTGATTTGCTCTGAATTGCCTCATAATTTCTACGGGTAAATTTCATTGCTATATCTTTGAGCTGTAAATCAAAATCAGCATAATCCCGGCAAATTCTTAGAACCAATTTCAGCATTTTCTTTTCCGATTTCTTGAACATGTGTTCAGAATCTTTCGCTCTTGCTTCTGCAAGAGACCAACCATCCCTTAACAACACCGCTGTTCCGGTATCACTTGTGGATGAGCCACCGTTTCTGTTAGGCATACCACATATCGTAAGCACTGCATTATATAAATCCTCTTTGAGTGTCTGAGTATGCTCCTGATTAAGCTCCGTTGTAACCATATCCACATCGGCTTTCTGACCGTCAACCGACTTAACCTTAATAGCACCCAGTTCCAAGAACTCTTTGTACTCGTCTTTGGATATATCGCAGTTCACAAATTTAATGAACGCCTGTATAAATTGCTCAACGCCATCAAGACGGTTGCTCACAACGTTATTGATAGCGTCAAGCAGAGGAAGAACTATCTCAAATGCTCCTAACCTAGCATTGTTAGCCGGATACTCAAATATTGGTATTTCTTCCAAAGGATGTGGCTTACTTTCCGATATTTTCATATTCTCAATCAAAAAATACATTTTATCGGTATATATTGAATATTTGATATTCCTGTCTTTATTCCTACCTATCTTAACCGCCATAAGAGGCTTATTACCGATATCCTCAGAATAAACAACAAATGTATCTCTAGGATCTAATGTGTAAATCTCAAAAGGTGCATTTTCTATTTCCCCCTTATCGTCAGGACTAATAAACCTAAACGCTGTACCGCATATCATCTGCCATTCAACAAGTTCCTGGTCTTTCGCGTCTTTATCCTCCGAGAACATCATTTCATTAAGCTGATTTATCTGCTCAACAATTTTCTCATCGCTACTTCTACTTACATACTGGATAGGTTCACCACAGAGATAGCCAACTTTGAATGACACAATTTCATTTGCTCTGTTTTCCACTATCTTGTTGCAAATCTCAGGTCTTATTTCCTTCTCACGGAATCTTATAGGCTGTTCGCCTCTGTAGTATCTCCACAGATAATCAATTTCAGCACGGTTCAAGTCGTGCATATACAGCACTTCTCTCAGCACTTCCAGTACGTTGCTCTCGTCTACCACGTCAACACAGGACGTAATAACGCGTCTTCCGCTAAAATTTTTCGTTGGACTCTGCATTAAACCTCCTTTCTCAAAATAAAAAGAACGCACTAACGTTCGAGGTCTAGACCTCTCGCAATAATGCGCTCCATAATGTATATTTATTCACTTATAATGTGTATTATACACTAATATGCAGTATTTGTAAAGTATTTTGTATATTTATTCAAAATGGTCTCTTAAACACTTTCACCTTAGCCGAATTAAAACTCTGAGCGTATTCAGAAAACATAGCCATACCGTCAGGCACATCATCATGCTTATTCTTACCCGCAACCGTATAAGATGTGAGCATATTCATCATCTTACCATAATCACTTTGCCTCTTGTATAAACTCTCATCTTTGAACAGACAATGCTCTTTCACCCAGGCACTGTTTAATATTATCTTGGTCTCTTTATTTACACTTGTAAACTTTGTAGTAATACGAGTAATACCTTCTTTTTCTTTCACAATCCCCTGTATCTTTTCTGCAATCCTGCCCCCTGCTGAGTTACTCTCAAACCTGCACATCTGAACTTTATGTCTAATAAGTATATCTGCAAGTCTGGCATCTATCACCCCAGGAAGACTGTTGTCACATACACAATCATCAATATAGTAATCATTACCATACACATATCCTACAGGCAGAAACGCATAATCCGCACCCTTGTCCTGGGTATCACATATTCCCAGTATTCCGTCAGGCTCTCCTATAGGAAGCTCAAAGTACCTCCTCAGTTCGTCCCTATGATACAATAATCCCTCACGCTCAATAGGTTCGTTCATATACAACGCCCTCCAAGACGCTTCATCCATTGTCTCCCTCTGTTCGTGGTAAAACTCAGTACTAAATCCCAAGCCATACGGATAATCAAAGTTAGACTCGTCATTCTCATCGAGTGCAGGTATTTTAATAAACTTAGCCCTGTCACTACCTTCGTATCTCTCCTCAAGCCTGCCTATTACATCGTGTACTGACCACCTCGTAGCAATGTGCAATTCCTTACATACATTTCCTATCTTTCTCTGCCTCAGGTCAGTTGTGTAAATCTCCCACAGCTTATCTAGTCTCTCTTTAGACAACGCTACCTCAATACCACTCACAAGGTCATCGCAATACAGCAATGTTGCGGCACGGTACAGACCCGCATTTCCTGTTCCGATGGATGTAAACTCCAGTGTCTCAAACCTCTGCCGCCTGTCAATGTCTATTCTACAATCCTTGGCATTAGTGTTAGATACAGACAGCCCGGGAAACACATCGTGCCACAAATACTCCCCCTCACCGTCTAATATCCTCAGGCACTCATCATACACGCCCCTCACAAATGAGTTACTGTGTGAACCAGTCAGCATTGGCTTGTTGGGTTCTCTACCAGCTAGCCAAGTAAGATAAAAGATGGCAAGCGTACTTTTCCCAACTCCGGGAGGAAGAGATATGGCTAACAAGTCCAGTTTATTGTCTACTAAGTTTTGTAGTTCCACCACCACTTGTCTTAACGCTTTTCGTCTGGGTGCATAAAACTTTTTATCAGGGTCTCTCTCCCACTCAATATATAACAAATAACTCTCAAAGTCATACGGTGCTAACATCAGCAACACCTTCTTATGCAACCCAAACAGCTGTCTCATATCCTCTTCATCATCTGTCTTTGGTATCTGTTCTTCTATAACCTCCGACAAATATCTCCCATACTTAACTGCTAGCTCTGTATCACTTCCCACACAATCAAGACACATATAGTACAAGTCCTCGTATGCCGTTAGCTCTGAGGGTGTCTTTTTTATTTTTTCGGAAATTTTTTTAAGCAGCTCTTCCATAATGCCTCCTAAAATAAAAAGTGCGCTACCGTTTGAGATTACTCCCTTGCGATAACGCACAACCATCAATTATTTTCACACTTTGTTTTAACAGTATATCACAATATGTTGTGTAAAAACAGCTTTTTAATTTTTCAGGGATATTTAAGCTACTCAATACCTGCGAATTCATTTGATATATTTCCCCCGCGGGTACCCTCAATAATATAGCTGCGTTACTCCTCAATTTGCCATATTTCACACAATGAATACAGTACAGTAGCCCATTCAGCTCACCGTACCCATAACACTTAAAACAAAAAAGAGGGTAGCCACCATCTAAGCGACTACCCTTATATTATTTATTCCCTTTCAATAAATCATCTAACAGGAATATAAAGAACATTACAACACAGAATATCAAAAAGAACAAATTACCGAACATAATATATACCTCCATTCATTTATTAAACTCATTATACTATCGTATTAAACAACTGTAAATCTCTTTGTTACTGTCTCAGAGCAATAAGCAGTGTATGTGTCAGGGTGCTCCTCTTTGAATAGCTTACTATTGAACTTGTTAGATACTATTGTCTTGTATGTGGCTTTGGCTGCGCCCTGTATTATAGTGTCATTGTCTCCCATCAAATTAATAATATTAGCCTTAATAGTATCATTGTATGCTTCCAGCTCCTCAATAAGCCTTTTATTCTCTCTGAACTCATTACATAAATTTTCAAAATCTCCCAACATATTATTTTACCTCCTCTAATACTTCGGCTATACACTCAGAAAGTAAATAGCATCTAATTGTTACATCTGCCCACTCTGCGCCCTTTTCCAGTATGTTAATATCAGAGCTGCCGAACTCTTCAAGTGCTTCATTTAATAAATCCCAGTTGTGAGCTATGTTGTTCTCAGCCTCATAAGTGTTACAAGTGTAAGAACCGGATCCGTTACCTGTTACGCTGTCCTCAGCCCAGAGCGTATCTTGTAAATACTCCTGTAGCTCTTCTACGTCTGCGTAATCAGCTAAGTTAATGTTGTCATTTATATAATTTTTAATATCGTCTTTTACAGCTTTCTTATAATTGTAATTTGTCATGGTGTTTACCTCCTGAAATTGATTTGTTATCGTTTTTGATAATCTTATTATATATTATGATATTATCGTTGTCAATACTTTTGTTATCGTTTTTGATAATATTTTTATTGTTGTTGACTACCTTAATAATTTTCTATATAATAATGACATAAAACAAAAAGGAGGTTTAATATTATGGGATTATCTAAAAACATTAAAATAGCAATGATTGAGAAAAATATCAAAATGGCAGAGCTAGCCGAACGGCTCAATACTGATTCTAAAGTGTTATCAGTTAAATTATCAAGGGATAATTTGAGTGGGAAGAGTATAGAGGACATAGCCGCCGCCCTAGATTGCGATTTGAAATTGGTTGACCGCGTAAGCGGCAAAACATTTTAATTGACCGCCTGAACCATTCCCCGCACTTAGATCTTGACAATCTTCTAAATTAGAAAGTGAGGTTATTAATATGAGTATTACCATTAATTTAACTGATGACGAATTACAACTAATTGAAAGCTACGCTAAAATCCACGGCATCACCATAGAACAGGCTTTGAAATCATCAACGCTTGAAGCGATTGAGGACGAATATGACACAATCATCGCGGAAGAAGCTTATAACGAATTTTTGAAAAACCCCGTTACATATTCGCATAATGATGTTTGGGAGGGATAAAATGAGTTATACCGTTGAATACTCCAGTAATGCCCGCAAATTTATTAAAAAGCTGGACCAATACACCAAAGCATTATTAAAAAACTGGATCAATAAGAACTTAGAAGGCTGTACAAACCCATTTCAACACGGTAAGCCCCTAACCGCCGATAAAAAAGGATTGTGGCGTTACCGGGTGGGCGATTATCGTCTAATATGTGACGTACAGCAGGACAAAGTAATTATAATTATTGTTGAAATAGGACACCGCAGAGATATTTATAAAAGATTTTAAAAGTCGAAAGTCGAATAATAATTTTACCCTTGTATCCCGTTACAGGTACAAGGGTATATTTATACATTTTGATTTCACCTTTTGTGAAGTTAAAAATGTGTTAGCGTATACAAATGTATAGGGACATATCGAGCGTGTATGTCCCTAGATTTTTTGTGTGTATGTCCCTAGATTTTTACCGTATCTAGGGACTGATATATTGACATCTAGGGACATACATATTACAAATGTATAGGGACATACACTAACCAACAAAGGAGGCAAACAATGACAAAAGAAGCGAGAAAGCGTGCAAATGCTAAGTATTTAAGCAAAATGGCGGACATCCGTCTACACGTCAAGAAAGAACTTAAAGCAGACATTAAAAAGGCAGCAGACAAGCGCGGTTTGAGTGTTACAGCCTTTATAATTGATTGTGTCAATCCTGTTCTATTCAAAGATTGGTTAGAGGAACCAACCAAAAAACCACAAGGAAAAGCCGAACCACAATCAGCCGAAAAAACGCGCGGAATGCGTATTCCGCTTGTATCAGTGGAGAAACTAAGAGAGGCTGGATATAACATTTAAGCTCCCATCCCGGGGGCTTTTTCTTATGTCCTGCCGAGAGCCGAAACTTCCGCTCTCGTGTTTAATCCCTCTATTTTCAATTTTAAGCCCTTTTTTATCTACTCCCACCCTATACCCTAAAATGTCTTAAAATTGATTTTACGAGCTTACAGAGGTGTTTTATTTCCAAAGTCGAAAGTCGTTTGTAATTTTTTCATAGTCGATAGTCGCAAGCCAAAAGTCGATAGTCGCTCAAAGTCCCACCAACACTGCATTTCAAAGTTGCAAAGTAGTTAATAAGTAGTTGAAGTAGTTGTTTTTTAGTTTTTGCGTATATTTTCTCTATATTACACGCGTATTTATTCCGAAACTACGCAGAAATTGAAAATAAACTACTTCAACTACTCCCCTTAACTTTTTCAAAATCTTCTGAAAGTCGCTAGCAGTCTGCATTACAAAAGATTTTGATATATGTCCCTATATACGCTCTCAAAGTAGTAAATCAAAAATAAACTACTTCAAAGTCGTTTGGTTACAAAGTCGTAAAATAATAAGAACAGGTCACTATTTTTGTAACCTGCTCTTTTCGACTTCACATTTTGTGAACTGATTTTTATGCATTTTCGTCGTTCGATTTATCCTCAATATACCTCTGTCTTATCTCATCTGCTGAATAATCTTCCTCTGTTTTTTGAACAGGTGTGACCGTATGTTCAGTTTTGTCCACATATCCATAATGATTCTTTGCCATAAATATACCTGTTACTGGGTTAACCTTGCCGTCCATCATATAATTTTCGTGCAGATTTTCTAACAAAATGTACGCTTTTTTGATTGAGTCCGCGACGGCTCGGGGCAGGCTGTCTTTATATCCATCCCCACCAGTGGCTCTACACGTAGCAATACTATGTAACCTCTGTCTACTCATTCCTAACGCCATAGCCATACCCGCAACAGTTGGTTTAGTGTCATACTTAGCATAGATATTAAAATACTCATTAAGCCTGTTAAGGACTTCATCCGTGTTACGTAGGTCGATATCAGGTAGGTTGTAAAGTTCTGCGTTGAGGTTGATGTATTTTGTCATATCTCCGGGCTTAGCATTTGGTACAAGAGCATTATGTAATTTAACATAATGTTCGGTGACGTTTGGTAAAACCTTCTTAGCTTTTTTTCTTGTTTTAGGTGCCTGACGTGAGTCTACAGGTTTCCCAGTACGTGGGGAGATGCGGACTTCCTCGTCTTTTTCTTTCATCGTTAATCCTCCAGTTTCTTAATATTATTTATTAGTATTACATGCAGTCTTTCCCTTGCTCTTCTGCACTCTCCATTTGTAATTACGCTGTGTAGATAGCACATATTTATTGCATCTGCTATATTTTGCACAGTATCGGCATGATCACCCAAGGTATAACCCTGTGTATTTACTTGTAGCTCTATGTCGTCACTCAGAGCACTATAATCAATTTTCATTTATTCTTCTCGCCTTCAATAAAAGCCTGTACTTTAACTAAGCATTCAGGGCAAAGGTCATAAGCATCATTACAGAAGTATTCCCCTTCATCGTTAGCCAACACAAATGCCACTGAATTAGCATCGGATAAGTTGCCATAGCCTTCTATCCTTTCATAAAGTTCATAAAGTTTCCCACATTTATCACACTTTTTTGCTAACATATTTATTCCTCCTCAAATTCTATTAAATCTTCTTTTGCCTCTGTAAGCTCTTTTACCATGGTACTGTATGTATTAAGATTACTGAGGTAAATTTTACAGTTCTTTTCTAGCAGTCTGATTATATCCACAAGCTCCTTCTTTGGTAGCCTCATTAAAGTGCTGTTGCTGTATGTATCCCTCCCATCACCTATAGCCATTCTGCACCTCCTCTAATATTCAATATGCATCCCCCCGTGTTCATTTAACCAATCAATAACCTCCTGATAACCTAGCCCGCCTTTTTCTGTAGCCCTCATAATATAGTCATATAGCTTAGGGTGTGTTTCTTTTAGTCTTAAAAACCGCCCTTCGCCCTTCTTTTCCATATGACAGCCAAAACCGCAGAATACACATCCTGTACGGTTGCACCCTGTTGTTATGAAAGCTTCTCCACTTTGGATAATATCTCCATATACCGGACAGATTGGGATATTATTCTCTCTGATGTAAAGAAACACATCCTGCTCTGCCCAAAAAGCCATAGGATTACTTTGTGGATGGTTAGAATCAAATCCATTACATCCGGTCTTTAGCCATCCCATAGTTCTCTTATGGCTTTCACAAGCCATCTGGGCTAATATAGGCTTTCTGCCAGTTTCTTTTTCAAATTTTTGACATGGCTGTTTTTTCATAATGTCGCAACAATAATCAGATATTTCAAAAGGTGCTTCTAGCATAAATTTATATTTGACACTGTTAAATTTAGACTTAGTACCATCCGGCTGTGTAGCTGTACCCATCAGCCTTTTATATCTCAAAGGTTCAACATTTGTTAATCCTTTGGTATACCGCCTGGCGCCATACACTTTATTGGCCACATCTTTGCTGATGAAGGGATAGCCATAATCATTAATTACCTTCCTGAAATTCTTTTTAGGCTTTAACCAGACGACGTTGTCAAATGTTTTAATGAATTCTCTTATTTCGGGATATTCCAATCCTGTGTCAACAAACACAGCGGGAATATTCGGATACAGGCTTCTCACAATGTGTAGCAATACTGTGCTGTCTTTTCCACCAGAGAAGCTAATATATACTCCATCTTCGCCATATTCGTTAACCCAGTCTCTCACCCGTTCTTCCGTGATCATAACCTTGTATTTAAGTGGTAGGGCTTGCAACTCTTGAAGCTGTTTCATTGAGTGGCTCATTTTATTCCCTCCAATCTTCTTTTTGCCATCTCAACATATTCAGGATTAAGCTCAATTCCTATAAAACCTCTATTGTGTTTTTTGGCCACCACCGCAGTTGTGCCGCTTCCGACAAAAGGATCTAAGACAATTCCTCCCTCTCTACTTCCTGCTATCACACAAGGTTCTATAAGTTTTTCTGGGAAAGTAGCAAAGTGAGCTTCTTTATATCTTTGTGTGGCCACAGTCCATACACTTCTTTTATTCCTTAACCCCGTCATATTCTCACTGTTGCCATGACTTTCTCTCATTACTTTTTCAGAATTATTAAAGCTTTGTCCTTTGGTATAAACTCCGCCTCCTCTGAATGTACGGCTGTTTCCTTTTCTTAACCTGCTGTTGGGAGTTAGTGTTCCTTTACTGCCTGCAGGTGGTATATTATTAAATCCTACAGCAGGTTCTTTTATAGCTTCATAGTCAAAGTAATATTTAGGTTGCTTTGATAAAAGAAATATATGCTCATGACTGTTGGAGCATCTGTCCCTTACACTTTCAGGCATAGCATTTGGTTTCTCCCAGATAATATCCTGTCTTAAATACCAGCCGTCATTCCTAAGTGCAAACGCAAGCAACCAAGGAACCCCAATTAAATCCTTTCGTTTGCAATTACCATATTCACTATTGCTCGACACATAACTGTCACCAATATTCAGCCATAAAGTACCGTCATCCTTTAATACCCGTCTTACTTCTCTAAAGATATCAGTAAGCTTGTTTATGTAATCTTCTACAGAGTTTTCAAGCCCTATTTGACCATCAACTCCGTAATCCCTTAATCCAAAATAAGGTGGTGAGGTTATGCAGATTGCTGCATAACCGTCAGGAAGCTCTTTCAATACTTCAATTGCGTTTCCTGTTATGATTTTATTCATTGCAAAGCTTCTCCTTTGTGTTTTCGTCCAAAAATTCAATAAACTTTTGTTGGCAATCTTTGCACAAATCAAATGTTTTTACTACTTTATTTTCATACTTTGCAAATTTTAATAAGCCTATAGCATCAAATTTCTTTTTCTTTTTTGTCCAAATAAAATCATTAGTTGGGATATAACTTTTTTTACATAAATCACATTCCCTTACTATCATGATTACACCTCCAAATCCTCCTCTTTCACAAATGTTCCGTTTATCATCTTGCCTTTTCTGTCTTTAATTTCGTTGTAGGCTGATTTTATGCAGTCGTTTATGTCAAGCCCTAGCTGCATACAGAGAATAACAAGAACTACATACACATCTCCTATGCTGTCTACTATTAAATCCTGTTTATTCTTGTTTACACCTGTTGCAAGCTTTCCCGCCTCTTCTAATAGTTTTACCATCTGAGACTTTGGATCTCCTGATGTAAGATTTCTATCAATCGCCCACTTCTTTATGAGCCCTGTGATGTCTGTATTTTCCATTAAGTTATCACCCCCGCTTGGAAATTCTACTAAAGCATCCGATTGCAAGCTGATAAGTGGACGAATACATGTTTCACCATAATTTACAAATACATCACATACCAACCCCTCATTGTCCACAATAAGTACGCAGTCAGTTCGATTAGACTTGCAAGATTGCGGAGTTGAAAGCCACCAGCAAGCGTCTATAGGTGTTAGCAAATACCTGTTTCCCCTATAAAGTTCTGCTGTTAAAAGTCCCACATAATCCAAAGTTTTGCCATAATCTTTTAATCCGTCATCTGCCACTAAATTTGTTTCAAAAGATAAAAAATCCATTTTATTGGCACCCAGTGTTATTAAATCCTCAAAAATATAAGTGTTGAGATACTCTCTGAGTTCTGATTTCATCCAATTATTACTATTTTTGTCAAATCGTTTTTCCTCTAATATATCGACCATTAAGCAAAGCCCTTTTTCTTTTAACTTTATCCACTGATACTCAGCGTAAGTAAATACCTCACCCGGCTTAATCTCTTTTAATTTTTTCTGCATATTGTTCTCCATTTCTTATAAAACATCTTTTAATTTCAACCCCCAGTAGATTACATACCCACTGGAGGTAGATTTTCTCTCAAACCACTCAGGGTGTCTCTCCATTTCCGCGTTAAACTTCTTTGCTGATATAATATAAGCTCCCTCAGACTTAGCCCAAATCTTAAATGCCTGGTATAAGTCTTTTGCTTTAATTGTCGTGTTCTCAGCCTGTACGCAACGGCTCTCAAGGAATTGCAGCACGATATCGTTATCGCGCTCATAATTTGATACTACATCTTTCAGACCCTCACTCATAGTCAGTCCTTTTTTACGGTAATGTTGATATCCTCTAACAAGCCACATAAATATACCGCTTAGATTCTCAGGCTTGCATAATTCATCTTTCAAGTGTGTGTCCTGTTCCTCCGGTCTAAAATGTCTATTAAACTCTAATACCTTGATACGCTCTGAGGCGAAAAGTGACTTGTCGGTTACAGTAGGCAAGTCATTACAGGAAAGCCACAACGTAAATTGAGGTTTATATGAAATAGGTGCCTGGTGTAGATGCCTTGCTGATATGCTCTCCCCACCGGTAAGCTGTTTTATCTTCTCTTCATCTAAACTCCCATATTCGTTACTCTCAGCCATACTTACAAATCTTATACCTTTAAGCCCTGCCAAAGTCGGAGAGGCCGCCTCGGCATCCTTTTTCCTGTCGCCTTTACATATCATACCTACTGGGGCAACTTTAGCGTAATCACCTAACAAGTTCTCAATTGTATTAAGCATAGTGGATTTGCCGTTTCTTGTGGTTTTACCGTGTAAGATAAACATACATTCCTCATTACTGAGACCTAACATTGAGTAGCCTAGTGCTCGCTGCAAGAAGTCTGCCTTATCCTTATTTCCCTCGGTAATCTCGGAGATAAAAGACTCCCACCTCTCACACTTGACATCGCGCAGCACTGTATGGTTAAATCCAGTCTGCATTGTTATAAAATCATCAGGACTGTGTTCCTTAAATGAGAAATTACGCAGATTATAAGTACCGTTGAGGCAGTTTATTAAGTAAGGATTGGAGTCAAACTCCTCAGCCGGTATATACAGCTCACCTGTGGCATCTTTTAGGATTCTGTCACGCATACGTCTGTCACCCATTTTATTTATGAAAGACGCGTATTTTTCTCGTAACTCGTCATCTTCTATCTCTCCACAATAAAGAATCATAAGTCTTACAAAGTCTTTTATACGCTCGGACACAAGGATTGCACCTACATCTTTTCGCCAGGCACCGTTATGATATGTGTACCAACTATTATGTTCCGGGCAGAACCTCGCCTCTTTCCTGTAGAGCAGCCCGAAGAGATTTGCCATTCCCATTTCAGACCATTCAAAACCAGTAGACGTATCATCTGCTTTCTCAGGGCGGTATTGCTTGATTGTGTACATTTTTTCGGACAGCTCTTCATTTAATATCGTCCGCCCGTTTCTAGTCTGAAAAAACTCACCACTCATTTCTCATACCTCGTAATACTGTTACATATTGTCTTTAGTTCTCTGTCAGGAAGAGGCGGATTGCAGGCTATTTTATTCACATATACTAGCTCATTGTAAATCTGTAGCCTTGTGTAACCAATGTTGTACATACTTCCCGCCAAAGAAGTAAGACTTACATTCCTACAGCCATTCGGAATAGGGGGATAAATTGGTCTAATTTTTATCCGCCCATTCTTAATAGGCTCTTCCCAAATAGGATGGTATATTCTACACTTGTCGCATACTTGCTCTTTCGTTTCCCTTGTTTCAGGGAAATATTTACTTACAACGTAGTCTATTGCTTCCTGATTTTCTATTATTGTAGAATACAAAGTCTGATTACCCGTCATTATGAAATATCTGGACTGCTTGTAAATCTCTATTCCCTGTAGGTTATTCCTGCCCTTAAAAGGTAAGTTACCTTTAATAAGTATATGGAAACCTCTTCCACTTCTGGACAACTCAGTGTAGCTTCCACATATACTTATGATGTCGGCTGTCATCTGATTAATAAAACCGTCCTCGTCAAATCCTTTGTCGATATCAATTCCAACTATCCCGTTATCATTAAACACAAACCCCAGATAGTCATAAAAAGAATGAGTTACTGAATATAAAGCCTCTTCATAAGTCGCCCAGGTATCGGAATTGGTAGAGGATGCAGGCTCATTTTCCCACGATTTCATAGGGAGCTTGCTGTCCTCAGATACACACACCCATTGTTTTAGGGATTTCAGTTCATCCGGAATATTGTCATAATTACTCATATAAGACCTCGTGCCTTTGCTATTTTTGCTTCTACACTCCTAACTAATGTCCAAATGTTATTCTGAGGGATTCCATTCTGTCTACTAACTTGGTATATGTTATCAGCAAGAATGTCTTTTTCCCAGTAAACATCCATAAGGATTGATCTGTCTTTTGTTGGTAGACTTTTAAGAACACTATCACAAGCACACCAGTTCAGTTTTGATATTTCATTATCTGAATACTTCTTGTCGTGTCTTGCGTAATAACGTAGCATGTGTGTAACATAATCGGAATAAAAAGGCTTGCTCATATTACTTCTCCTTTTTAGGTTCTTTTACTTCTTCTCCCTCAAAGTACCACTGTCCATCAATACAGATTGGATAATCTGACCTGTCTGATGGTATCAGCTTACCTGTACTCATAATGTGCTCAACTGTGTTTATTGATACATTATTCTGCACAAAGTCTTCTCCGGTCTTTAATAGTGCATTTACACGACCGTTATTAATTTTTAATTTATACATACTTTCCTCCTATTCATTGTTTATCTCAAATATAACTCCTCCTGTAGAGAGGGGATTAATTCCCCTCAACTTAACTACCTAATAAAGCATCAAAATCAAGTCCTTTTGGAGCAGGTGCTAGTGTAGGAGCAGCTTTGCTTGCGACATGTGTAGCATTATCAGTTCCTAAAGTAAGAGCACGCTCAACAGGTGTCGTTTCAAATCCATCAGCAGGATATTTTTCAGTTATATTTGCAAAAGTAACTGTCTTGTTAGGATCTTTATTTGATGGAAGTTTGGTATGTTCGATTACTCCTTTAATGTAATGTCCTACTAAATCTAAAGGCTCAATATCCTCTTTGCCATAATCATTAAAAGCAGTTCTGGCAAAATATGAGAAAGCATTTAACGCACCCTCGTTATACTCTCCGTCCTGCCTCATAAGAGAAAACCTCTCAGTGTGAGTAGCCCCTTGAGCATTCACCATTTTAACTTCTATTTTCCCAAAATCCTCATCGTGTTTTACTTCATAAATACGGAACACATGCTCCCCCTCAGGTATAAGTGTAAATCCGCTTGTAAGTGGTATCCTAGCCATATTATTTATCCTCCTTGTAATTTGTAATAGTTAGTCTGTAAGTTGGCTCACCTGCCTGCATAGTGACGTATTTTTCATAAACACCGTCTGTCTTCATTGCTTCATCATCATATACTGGCTTTTCCTTTGGTTCGGTCTTAGATACAGAGAATATATAGCTTACGCCTTTAATCTCTACTTTCTTATCTCCGTTCCTAAACCTGTTTACGGCCTCAGTCTTGATAGCCTTATTTAAGACATCAAGCCTGTCTGCTTTCTCCTTGATTGCTTTCTCAGCCTTATCTACTTCGACTTTTAGCTTCTCAGCTTCCGCAATCATTGACTGGATATCCTCAGAGGTGGTATCTACTGAGTTAGTTCTGAGAGCTTTTAATATAACCTCGTCTCTCTTCTCGTCAAACACAGGGGATATTCCAGTTTTAACGTGCTCATTCCACCACTTCTCCACCTGCGCTACCTTATCTGAAAAATCAGGATATCTCTCAGACACTTTGAACTCTACAGTTATAGTGTTCTTGATACTAGGTTTGTAGTTATCAGGCTTATCGTAGTCTTTTTCTTCAAGGAAAGAAGCAACCATAATTACATTGTCAATCCCTAAAAGATAAGCATATAGTGCTGCCTGTAGAGCGTAATACTCAGGGATATCATCTTCCCAATCCTCAGCTCTTTTGGTTGTCTTCATTTCAAGTACAGTGTCTACTTTTCCCTCTTCATCTGTAGCAAGATAATCCCACATACCACCTAACTTCTTATTCTCAGGAAAGAAGTCACCGTAGGTCTTGTTAAAATAATCAGCTCCGTATCTATCTGTCGGGGATATCAGATCCATACCATAAGAGCGTTTCATATACTCAGCCTGTTTTGGCTCTATAGTCTTACCGGCTATAGTATAGACAGTGTCCTCAAAAGGTACTTCATAAGTTTTGGTAATAGCACACCACATTTCAAAATCTGTAGACCAAGGATTAAGACCTAAAATTGTAGCAAATCTTGTACCTGTGATTTTCTTTGTCTTCTTTGGTGGTGTTATCTGTATACGGTTATCATCAAGCCATTTAATGTTATTCATTTATTACCTCCTCATAACTCCAATCAAATAAATCTTTAATATAATCTGAGACTGCTTCTTTTACCTCATCGTCTGTCAAATCATTTTCTAAACTTATGTACGAATATCGTATATAACCGTCAAGGTTTAATTTAACCTTATATTCTTTCATACTTCCTCCTCATATAATCAAGTGTTTTTT